TGGCGGCTAAGCCTTCGTTAATTTCTTTTACCAGTTCGGCGCGTTCTTCTTTTGTCAAAGGCATGGGATCGTCCTCCGATTTATTGGCCTTAATTTTTTCATTCAGGGAGAAAAGATTAGAAAGGTGTTCAGCGAACTGAGCAAACCATGATTTACTTTCCTCGTTGGTTGCAAGCTCGCCATTATTGAGAATAATTTTATCAGCCTGTTTTTCGTAGTTGTATCTTTCCGCACAGTTTTCATTAGTGGCGATCGTCACCTCTCTATCAGTGAAGTCCACCACGTATACGTAATCAGCGTCAGGGAACATTTCCCGCGCGGCAGCGGTTAACTGTTTTTCAAGTGTGCGATAGCTATTTTCTTTCATTGCCACCGCCATTAACGGCTTCGCCTGGTCGGTATTAACCATTAAGCCTACGCCCTGTTCCGGCGAAGCGGCTGGCGGCTCATGCAGCAAGATAGCGTCATGGTCGATCGACATGATTTTCACTACATGGTCAGCACCCTGGGCTTTCATTTTTTCGGTGGCTGGCATACGCTGGCGATATACAGCGACGGACGACCAGATAGGATCTTTGCTTTCTCCTTTCTCCAGTGCTTCCAGTCGGGCTAATAATTCGCGGCCCTGGCTTGAATGGCTGGCGGTTTCCACATCCACCCATTTTTCCACATAAACACGGTTGCCGCGTAACTCAACGTTTCTGTTCCACGCACCACAAAAACCCGTGTTTAATCCTTCCGGGCTAAATGCTGAAACAAATTTACCGTCAACGGTAGGATGGCCCAGCGGGGCAAGCGTACCCTCCAGTGACTGGTAATTAGCGATAATTTCAGCTTCCGGGTAATATTCCCGGTTCATTACGATGTTAAAGGGTAACGTGTAGGACGGAACAACAATATGTTCCCGCCCGTTATACGTTTCCCGGCGTATGGTATTAGCGGTTAATTTGGTATTAACCTGAATTAATTCTTTACTCACGGTTTTTACTCCCAATCTTCGCCATATTTAGCGTGCGCAACTTTATAGTTTTCTTGCGCCCGATCTAATATTCGTTCGTTTAATATGTTACCGTCTTCGTCAACTAATACGGTAATCGTGCTACATTTGCAGTTAATTGAATTAGGGGATCTACTCCACCATTCGCGCTGCTCATCTATGGTGTATGTTTTACCGTGCCGCTGCGCGTGCGATAGCCTGGTAGTCGGTGATAATGCCGAAATGTGCATTTGCATAGTGCGCAGATTAAATTCTTCTGTCGCCGCTTCTGCCTCATCCATACGCGCTGTGCGTAACGCTGTGCATATTTCAGTTCGGGCAATACGTTTGCACCTGTATAGCGGTAACCGCGTCTCCTGATTCAATGTGCGCGCTATTTCCAGTGGATTTAAACCGCGTGCCATACCTTCGGTTAATCTTCTTGCCATATCCTTTTTGATCTGTGCGGTCAGCCCGCGCATTTCCTCAAATACACGGGTACGTACCAGGGCAAGGCGGGTGCGGTAAGTTGTGCTTGATAACACGGCAGATACATCAGGGTAGGCGCTTGAGTACGTGACAGACTGGTTAGCGAGGTTGGCATATTCCTGTGCCGTGCCGCGCTGATAGGCCACCTTCACGTAATTCTGCCAGAACCAGAAGTTTTCCGGGTCTGTTAACTCGAATATCTCATCAATCATGTCGCTTGCGTCCTCCAGCATGTCGTGAAATTCATCCATGTAAATCTGAAAGGTGTATTTCTTATTAACAGCCAGGCTATATTGGATTCTGTCCAATATGGCGATATATGGATCGGCTACTTTTTTCAGGCAGGATTTGAAACGCTTAATAGCACCAGACCTTAACTTCCCTGTCATGGTCGGGTCTTCGGTGTTAGATGGCATTATCGCGGCTGGAGGTATTCGCCTGATTATCTTCTTCACATTCATCATCGTTTTCCTCTTCCAGTTCTACCTCACTAGCCGGGCCATCGTATCCGGCAGCTTCGCGGATCTCGTCACCGCTGAATATTTCCTCACCAGTAGCGAGACATGCCTGATTGATTTGTGCCATTTTGTATGCCGCGTCGAGTAGCTCTGCTTTTGTCATGGCGTTAAGGTCGTCCCACAGTACAGATACGTCTACTGGCATACTGATAAGGCGGAGATCTGCCATCTTGCGGAATAGCTCCTCAAGCTCACCTCCTATTTCCTCACGGCGGGTCATGCAGCGGTTATTGAAGTAGCGGAGGTCTTCGGTTGATGCGCGTTCGCCCTGCTGATTCCCAACCAGGATACGCGTTGGAATATCGATACCAGCGGCTGCGGTTTGCAGGTTGACGTCATAGGTAGCGGAAGGATCTGCTACGGCAGTAACCAGCGGGCTAACGGTAGCTCCCTGTAATGCCATCATCACATCATTACCTTTATTTATATCCTCTGCCGCTTCATTGAATTTTTCGCGTAGCTCTGTAACGTCGCAACCGTATGTTGCAGCCAGAGAACGGAAATCAATTTCTTTATCGAACGAGATAGCCAGTTGACGTGCTGCGTTTTTCAGGAATGATTCACCGCTGCCGCCTTCCACTTTCTCCAGTGAAACGAATGCGTTATAGGACGGTTCAAGGAAAGCGATGGCATCATCAGAATAATCACCGAAGATAAATATGCGATCTGGATGTATCTTTCTTGCTATGGTCTTACTGTTAATGCGCTCCTTGTATTCCCACCATGTAGGCAGGCCATAGTTTTCTTTATCCGGGTTTTCTTCGAAGTCCTTCGGTGTAAGAGCACCAGCCCATACGGGGGTAAATTTGGCAATGCCTACGCCTTTTGTTACTGGCTGATCCCACGGCTTGTTATCCCTGACGTGAATTAACAGTCCAGCATAACGACCGATGAGGCGGCGGCGATCGCATTCAGCAATTACGCGCCAGAATCTATTGTCGAATCGTTTTTTGATTTCTCTTTCCCACGAAGTTTCCTTTTCCGCTTTCTCGTCTTCCGTACCTTCAATCAGCGTTGGCCTGGTGCGCCAGCACGTAGTAATGATCTTCTCAATAGCACCGTGAGCGATACCACCGCGACGATACAGTTTGTATAAATCGGCATAGGTGATTTCTTCTTTGAATCCGTATTCACTCCACGCAGCATCACGTTTTGCATCAATACCCATTGAGAATGGGTTAGCGGCTGCATAGCGGGCAAAGGCCGCCTGGCGTTGTGACAAGGCAGCATTAACCGCCAATTCTAAATTGGATGGCATAATGTTTACTCCTGAATACATGTTTACGCGTTGCTACGCGAAAAATATAAAAACTTGCGGGGGATTGTGAGGCAGATTTTATGTAGCCAATTGAGAATTATTCTTGTTCATCTTCGGAAATTTTTCGAAGTTGATAATAATCAATAACTTAAAATCCGCGCAGACGCTTAGGTAACATAAGGCCCATCGCCTGTGGTTGGCTTAATTCGGTGATACCCCATACCATAGCGTCCATACGGTCAGGGGATTTTTTAGCGGTGGCTGGCACGTATTCCATCATTTGATTTTCCAGCGTGTACAACTCACCAGTGTGGGCCACCCTTCCCTGTGCATATAGCGCAGATATTGGTTCGGCACGGGCGAATTTACCTTTGCTTGCGTGTACCTTAACAATGCGGCCTTTGAATCCGGCATTGCGTAGTGTGGCCTCTGCCATATCACCACCCTGGTTGGTTTCGATAACCATCGCGTCAGCTTCATGGATGTTGTAGGCGTTCATTGCTGCTTGCGCCCAGTCGTTAGGTGACATGCGGCCTGAGTAGTCACCGTCTACAGAATACTGAGCGTACTTGCCGCCACCATAAGCGGAACATGCCACGATCCCGGTTTCGTCCGACTCATCAGATGATGTTGTTGCCGGGTCGATGGCTATCACCGTGCGAATTTTCTCCTGCGTTATCTGCATCCTGTGCGCGGCGGTTATCATCGCTTCAGTCCACAATGCGCCCTCTTGATCGAACTTGCGCGGACACTGCATATATTGAGCTTCGAATGTTCGGCGATGTGATTTAAGAGTTGATTCATCTTTATCACTATGCTTATGCAACCATAGCCAGCCATCCGGCAGGTTGTGAGGAACAGGAATAGCGAATTTGTTTTCCGGGTACAGATCCCAATAGTCAAGACTGTTGTCGATCTTCACTGGCAGGCAAAGGTGATGCCATTTCTCACCACTACCGCCACGTAACAGGTAGCCGGATAAATCATCGTAGTGGATACGCTGCATGATGACGATCACTGGCGTTGTTTGCACAGCCAGGCGCGAAGAAAGCGTGTCGTTGTAATTGGTATTAACCTGCTTTCGCACCACATCAGAATAAGCGTCAGCTGGTTTCAGGGGGTCATCAATAATCATTGCGCCGTTAAACCCAGGTTCCATGTACCCGGCGCGGAACCCTGTCACCTGTCCAAGCGATGACGTCGCATACACGCCGCCACCCTGAGTGGTCCACCACAGGTTTTTCGCGTTCGAATCGTTGCGCATTTGCATAGGCCACAATTCCTGATATTGCGGCATCGTGATTATGTTTCTTGTCTCTGAGGAATTAAGCAAGGCGAGTCCGTGTGAATACGATACATGCAGGAATCTGGTGCGGGGTTCTATTGCGAGGCAGCGGGCCATCATGTGAATTGTGGCAATCATTGTTTTGCCATAGCCCGGTGGGATGTTGATTATCAACCTGGTGATTTCACCATTAATAACTCGTTGTAGCGTATCGGCAATTATTCTGTGATGACGCCCAACCAAAAAGTCCTTGCCAACCTGTTGCTTATAAAAGTAGGAACTAAAAAACAAAGGTGCTGATATGTCTTTGGGAGCACAACCTTTAACACACAACCCCCTTAGAACCTCTCTGTCAATCTTTGTCGTCGCAGTCTCCATGAGTATTGTACTCCTTATTCAGGTTATCGATTATCTCAAGGACAGTAGTCTGATTTACTTCTACCTGGACGGGTGCTTCTTCCTTGTTACCGACGATCTCCTGTGTGACGCGTTCGCCGTATTTGCGCGGTTGTAGCTTAGCCAATAACCATTTACGCGTTTCAATCATTAATTGGTGGCGGCGTAGTTGGTCTTTATCAACGTTCTTAGCATCATCAGCTATATCGAGGATCTCATCAGCTAATACCTCGAAGCCGATTTCCTTCGCGCGCATGTACATGTCCGAGAATTCCGGCACGTCTCTAAACCATTTCAGGATTGTTGAACGGGTAGGCATACCAGGCATCTTCGAAATTTTGTTAACGCTCTGACCGTCCGCCACCAGTTCACAGATTTCTAACGCCTTTTCTTCGGTATAACCATGCGGACGGCCCACCCTTTTTGCGGCTGGCTTTTTGTCGTCAGCTTTTGCCTTTTTAGTGCGGGCCATAATTCACCTCTCAATATTTATTGATGATATATACGCAAGCAACAAAACTTGCACAGTATGTTAATACTTCCAACCAATCGAATAATTCTTTCATTGTTTACCTTTACGCGAAGAAAACAATAACAGTTAACAGCGTGCATATAGCCATGATTAAGAAATCACCATCAGACATTGATAATCACCCCAATAATAACTAATGCAACGGTACACACGATCAACATAATATCAATAGCGTTCATGCTTTCACCTATTGAGCAAGCGCGGTCATAGTGAGAACAATCGCAACGATCAGGAAAAAGAAATCAAGCCATTTCATTTTTTAAACTCCCGATAAACATCTACGGCAATAACTGTAATAACAGCCACCAGCAATAGCATTTCGTATGCGTTCATTGTGGATACCTTCAGCTTTCAATGAATATCATGATCGCCAGCCATACAGCGACGCAGGCAGAAAGGATAATTAGCGGGTCAATCATATTTTTCACCCCACCAAATACTTGATATATACGTTTATCAGCGCAACTATAATAGAACCAGCAAGAAACACAGAAACGCCGATTAATCCGGCAATGATGTAAGCGTCCATAATCATTACTTCCACAACAAAAACAATATTACAGCCGCCGCCATTCCGATAAATAAATAAGCGTCCATAATCAGTCTCGCATAGACATAACTACCAGAAACAGGCAAAGGATGAATCCAGCCGCCATCCCGCCGACGAAAGTTAGTATTGACGCAATCATAATCAGCCTCGTTTAAAACTCATAACACGCGGTACAAGCGCTTCTTTTGCTTTCGGCTTACGTTTACCTTTCTTCGCTGGCTTTTCTTCTTCCTTCGGCTGTTCTGCCTGTTCCAGCGCCTGATCGACGACTTCTGCCGCCTGCATTGCTGCAACCTGTGCTTCGTTTGATTCTGCTAGGATAGGGAAAAACGCATCGAAGATACGGCCTACCATGTAAGCGTAAGTCTCATTCGCCGGATGGGTAGGATCCGTGGTAGCCACGACGCCTACATCACTTAAAACGTGGAATGTAGTGTGGGCGCATTCATGGACCAGCGTTCCCAACTCATTGTTGAATACTGCGATCACGTAGAAGTTACCACCATTCTCGCCAGTGCAAGTAAGCGTTAATCCTCCAGCCAACTCGAAATCAGGTTCAATCGGAATTCCTGCCTTTTCGCAAAATTCATAGAACATCTCGCGGGTCGGGCAAAAGAAAACGGTTGTATGCTCAAAGAGTGGGATCTTAAATTGAGGCAATTTAATGCCTTTAGCCTTAGCCATCAGAATAATCTCCTATTCTGAAAAATATAACCCCCGCAAAACTCGACACCGCAGGGAGTGAAAACAGTTATAAAACACTGAAAACGGCGCTTCATCAGTACCGTTTCCAGAATTTTATAAAATTGGTGAATGGCGCTTTCTTCTACCCAGGTAGCGCCTGACCTGTTAATGGGACTGTTGATCCGGTATTACGTGTTTTTGACTATTCCGCCGTCGCTCGCGGGAAGGATTGGCCCGGTTATGGCTGGCTGGCGGAAACGGCGACACGTCCGCGCGCTGTTATTCTTTGCGTATGCACTGCGTTTTGATGTAGTCCTGTAATCCGGTGATCTTCGCGTCTTTCTCTTTTAGTTGTTCTCTGAGGGATAGATAATTTGATTGAGCACTGGCAGTAAGTCTACAGGTGGCTCCATTAATGCTGCTGGCGGTTCCGGTGGCGTCGTGCACGTACACTGGCTCGGCGTTGACGTGCAACCTGATAGCACCGCTATCAATGCCAGCGCGAAGATCGGCAATGTCAGATCTGATAGCTTTAATCTCATCGTGATACCTCTTATCAAGTTTTGACAGTTCGGCGTTTCGCTCCTTCATCTGCTGGATAGTGTTACTTGCTGTTTTTAGTGCGCCTTTCGTCACCGTGACTTCTTCCTGTAACCTTGCCGCCTCACCCTGGTAATAACACGTTACGGCGGTAAGCCCGGCAATAATGCAAACAACAACGGCGATGATTAACGTCTTCACCTTGTCCATGTTTCACCCCATTCGCAAACGGCATATTCAACATCACGGCGGTTAATTAACCCTTGCCACTGCTTACCACCAGCATATATCCAGCGTTTAAGCTGTGCGCACGCCTCCGATTTCTTGCCGTCATTGAGTAGCTTCAATAATGTTGATGTTTTGAAGTTGGTAGCGCCTACGTTATAGGCGAATGAATAAAGCGCCGCGCGGGTAAAATCTGATATTTCGACTTTAATATATGGGTCAATCGCTTTTGCGGTTTTGTGGAGATCTTTGTTTAACAAAGCATCGCATTCTGATTGCGTGTAAGTTTTACCCAGCATAATGTCTTTTCCGGTGTGACCATAACATACAGTCCATACACCGATAGCATCACGATACGGATCGTACTCCACGCCTTCTAATGGTTTAACCATCACAGCCGCAATAGCGATCGCCCCGCCAGCCGCCGCAGCAATAATCTTGTTTTTCAGCGATTGGCTAATCATTTACTTATTCCCCATTCGCGCGTCGTGTTCCTCTTGCGCTCGCTTGTTCTCCTGTGATTTGAAGTAATAGTTAACGGCAAATGTGCCTACGGTTGATAAGATACCCACAAAGACGGCAATGTCATTGATGGTTATCGCGCCGAAAAAAGCAGTTACGGCCCCAGTCACATACGCGCACGCCTCCCGTATTTTGTCGAACATAGATTTTCCTCCAACAAAGCAAAAACCCGGCGCGGGGCCGGGTAATTACAATTTCGCATTGTTAGGAAATATTTTAATCTGTTTGTTTACGCCCTACAAATACGGCTTACGGCTTTCTATATATCAGGCCGTTATCAAGCAACATTTGCATATGCCGCCGATCCATGTCGCTTGATTCCCAATGTGGATCGTCATCAGGTCTTATCATCACCTTATTACCTTTAAGTAAATAGACGATGTTAAATACCTTATGCAAATAGATACCATCTTCGATCTCGTTCATAGGTCGCTAACCCTCACCAGTTCACCAGCATCAAGAAATATTTTAATTGTTTCTCGCGTCGTCTTAATGATTGGCGCTACCCACTCACCACCGCCAACGCGGATGCGAATATCATCACCTTCTACGCGGTAAAACAGCCCGTCTACTACTGTTGCGTACACCCCATCTTCAATCATTTCTTGCGCTCCTTAATAGCTCGATTGATCTGCCCTGCCGTAGCGTCGAAGAAAGCGATAAACACAGTCACAGGCCAAAAAGGAATCTCAAGGCCGCCAGGTTCAGCTCCGCTAAACTTAATAAAACAAGACATCAGGATAGCGCCAGCGATATAAAGCAAAACAATCACAGCTATAAGGCATTCAATCATCATCGCCCTCGTCTTCATGTTCAGCCAGGAAATCATCAACGGCACGGTAAGTAACTGGAGGGATGTATTCGAAATCATCAGAATCAAGATCAAGCGTCCTGCTGTCGCCGTCGTCGTCCATCGTATTCATCCCTAACTCACCGAAAGGGCCGTACCCAATGTGGCCCAGGTATTCGCAACCAATCGTAAACCCAGGGTATTCGCCTTTACACCGGATCTTGTAAGGTTTATTTGATGCGCTCAATTTCCACCCCTCCGTTTTCGCCTTCAGTCACTTTGTATTCTGCCGCCAGTTCAGCGCCAAGCAATTCCACTTCCATATTAGCGATACCCTGGAACATCAGATAGGCAAAAACTAGGCTTTTAATTCTATCCGGGTCTTCAAGATGGTCTGCATTAAAAGGCGGTTCCGATACGTGGAAGCATTTAACATGCGCATCGTCTTCAGTGGCTACACGGAAACATGCACTAGGTTGCCCGGCAAATTGTCCTAATCTTTCTTCGTTCGGTAAAGTGCCACGGAAAACTTTAACGCTGATAAATTTAGACATTGTCTATTCTCCTTCGTAAAAAATAGCTACCAGTTCAGGATTGTTTAATGGGTTAGGGCAAGAATAAAAACCACTTCGCAATAACCCCCTAAGCGCCTTTATTTTTCTGTGCACCGGGATTGACTCGCTTAAATAGAAATCATCTTTCCTTTTGTCATAAGGTAGCTCGTAAAACCTACCATAATTTACGAATTGAACGACGCGGCAAAACTCACCGTCAGCCTTACTGTTGCCGCGCCATATTTTGATTATTTCCATAAATTAAAACTCCGCACCAGGTAAGCTACGCGCTTTGTTTACCGTATCGTGCTTTAACAATAAACCAGCGTGATAATTCATAATCCCCATATTACCTACTGGTATTTCATCATTTTCTGCCTTTATTATTAACAACTGGTTTTTAGTGAAGATCCTGTCTCCATCAGTGATATATAACCAGTCGCCGCGCTTACCAACAACAACATGAGATCTGCCTAAGCTGTCTTTAAATTCATAATTACAGAAAACATCATCGTTAGGAACTTCAACAAAACAGCAAGCAATAAATTTAGCGCTTTTCATGATTACACCCTTCTGATTTGATGGGGCCATCCGGCCCCGTGTTTTATGCTTCTTCGTCTCCTTTAAACCCTAAGCACTCCGCGTACTCGTCAATGCTTAATGCTTCTTCACCTTGTGCCAGTAATTCAAAGTATCTTGCGTACAGTTCGAAAACCCAGGCCGGATATTTAGCGTTAGCGTTCATGGTTTCCCCCTTATGCCATACGTGCGAATTCAAGTGATTTGCATTCGTAGTCTTCCTCTGCCTGTTCGATGACTGCCATCATCATTTCGTTTGCGTTGTTGAATGCGTTGCTTTGTGCGAACTTGTCGGCTCCACCTTCTTCTTCGAACTCCGCGTTGTTTGCTGCAATGTAGTGATATTCGATGTTGTTCAGGTAAGGGCTTGCAGCGTGTGCTGGGTCTTCTTTCTCCACCATCTCCCAAAATGCGTTTAAGCGAGATTCGACTTCTTTGTTAATCCAGCGTTTCATTTTTCTACCCTCCGCATCGTTCTCTCTTCAGCTTCTTTATAACAAAATGGCACTGCCGAAACAATGCCATTTCGTAAACCTTGTGATACAGATCACATTTACGTTTCTTCCGTAAAAGTAACCTTCATCGCCCCATCCGAACTACGGACAACATAACGACCAATACCGCCTAGCGGCCCTGCATACCATAAGTGACCGTAAGTGTCAGTCACGACGATAAACGGAAATTTAGGAGACAATCCCATCGGTTTTTCAGCCGTGTACTGTACGCCTTCCTCAAAACAGCCCAATTTCGATTCGTTACACGTTAAAATCATTTTCATACCCCTACATACGAAAACGCAGCAAAAGCACCACCACCAGCACGCGCATAAACAAGCGCCGTGCCACAACCCATCTTATAAAATCGCCATAACTGCCCCTGGTCGTCAGTAATGGCATGAATATATTCCTGATCCTTTGCGTCAACCAATGCCGCGTCAACCTCGTAGATCTTGCCATTCTTAAAAAACGCGCTGCATCGTGAGTATGTGCACTGGTATCTATGTTTCCGATTCATAGCACCTCACTTATTCCGGTTTACTGCCTTCGCGGGCGCAAAACTCCGCGATCTCACGGAAATCATGCACTATGCGATAAATATACAAACCAGCGGCGTTATTGATATGGCTAACATAAGCGAAATAAACTTTATCATCATCGCCAGTTATCGCCATTGCACCATCACCGCCCGGTGCGCCGTGGAGTTGAACGCCGCAATAGATCTTCCCTTCTTCAAAAATATTGCGGTCGCGCGTCTGCAATACCTCAAAATATAAATGTTTCATTGTTGCCCCTTTAATAACGTTCAAAGCTGGCAGCAAAACCTACACCGGATATTTCACCGCCTTCATAGCTCGGCCTGAATACCCATATTTCGTCATGATTATCAATCAAGGCAAGGCAATTACTCATTGTGTGTGCTTCATTGCCATAAACGATGTGAACGTCATAAATACTCCCAATCGTGAAAACACTGTCATTGCTTGAGTATGAGCATTTAACTTGCATCAGAAAACCCCTTTATAATCGACCGTGTATTTTGCTATCAGATTCCAGTCGCAGTAATTAAGCATGTCGCGAGGCTGCCAGCCTTTCATCCCGACCGCCCGCCGCGCAGCGTGACGGCGATAATCATCGTTATAGTCAGCTATGCACCACGGCTGGAGAACAAACATATAATTTGCTTCATTAACCAGGATAGCCACCCGCTTTCCTGTTGCCTTGTCTTTTGCCCTGAAATAATTCACTTTCATTTTAATACCTCGTCGATCAGCATTTCTTCTTCCAGGTTAGCCGGACGTTTACGGAATATCCCGGCAAAAACCAGGTCATCAAGTAGGTCTTTGCGTTTAAATAGCCACTCTTTCATTATTACCCCGTCATCGCTGCGATATACGACGCCGTTTTTCAAAAAATAAAAAGTGCTGGTATTTGTTTGAAGGTATAAATCTTCGTAAACGTCCATGATATTAACCCTCGACTACTTGCAAGCCGCGCCCCTTATCGCCTACGAAGTCGCCCAGGCTAAACGTATATGACCACGCTGGGTTAATGTAGTAATCATCAGCACCGTGAGCGATAAGGTCTTTACCCAAAATGACGCAGGTCACATCATCAGAATGAACAACGTCTACCGTTTCCCTTACCGCGCGTTTTAATGATGGGTAGCCGTGATCGTGCAAGAATTTAACTTTCATATTTCTTTCCCTTTATAAGTAACAGCATCAGCGATCAACAATACCGCCAGCAATTCACCGTCATGTAACGGGTCTGGAATAGCAAAAAATATGTCGCTGTTTTTGTCCGGCACTACTACGCGCATATTTCCCTGTTTGTCTTCATGCACGAACCACGGCTTTTCGTGTGGCTCAAACATGCCGAAAAGTAATTTAAGATCTATTTCTTCACCCTTCGTGAATAACGACACATCAGTTGTAGTGATAACTAACGCTTTCTGATCTGCTGTTTTCTTCGCTCTCATTCCTCTGTCTCCCAGCGGTCTATGCTGATTAAAAAGTCCCGGATAGCGTGTCGCTCGTCGCGCGTCGGTTTACGCTTCCGGTAAATTTTGAAATCGAACCATTCTTTTTCTTGTTCGAAGTCCAGATCGTAAGCAAGCGCCTCGATATATCCGCAGTCGTGATACTGGTAAGCCACGCCAGCACGAACAAAAAAGCGGGTTTTATCCCGCTTGTGTTCATAGATACACATATTTGCCCCACTATGCAGTTGTGTAACTATCAACCAGCTTTTCATCCTTCATTCTGGAAAGCTGCATGATATTCATCGTGTAGCCGTTGTCAGAGAAAAGCCACTCCGCAGCCTTGCGACGAAAAACAATATCATCATGGTTACGTGTCCATGTAGCTATCACAACGCGTTTCCCGTTAGTGGCGAACATAGATAACGCGTTATCAACTACGTCGATAGCCTGCCAGATTTTTAGTTCCATGATTTATCTCCGTAGATTTTGAATAGTTCACACGCTTCCTGATTTTCAAGTATATTCATATGCAGGTCACGCAGGCGGCGCATTGTGCGGAATCGCGGTCTGAACTCCTGGCTACGTTTAATGTATTTGCCGCCAATTGAATAAATATGCCCGTATGCGTACCATCTGTTGCCTACCCATATATCATATTCTTTTCCTTCGTAATTAAATTTTATAGTTAGCTCGCCTACTTCAACTATTAACCCTTTATCAATGATGTCATTAAGCATTTCGTCCCATTCTTTGAGGAATGGTTGCTGATAAAAACCAAAAAGCGTATTTGCAGCATGGCAAAGATAATCAATGATTATTTGCATATTATCACCACATCATGTAATAAACGTTCTCGTCAGCTAATGCGTCCGCTACATCCTGCGTCATGTGCCTGGCTTCAAGGAAAAAATCCTCATCATGCCATTCACTAACAAGCATACGCGCCCATTTACGGCGGCGGCGCTTATTGTGTCGTAGATCATCAAAAGTCATTAATGCTTTGTCATATGCCCTTACAAGGCGTTTACGGTTACTTTTCATTGCTCGACCCACCTTAACATCCAATTCACATCACATTTAATTGCGAATACTCTCACCGGATCAGTGCCGAATAATGGATGTGTGATAGTTTTCACTTCGTACCCAAAATAAGGAAGGTTAATAATCCTGTGTTTTTCGTGGTTGGCAGGGTATCCCCATTTAATAATCAGGCGCTCATATTCCCGCCCTTCCAGACGTTTACGCCAATAGTCATTATAAAGCCGGTATTCCTCCACCTTCTTTCCCGCCCGGATAGCGTGGAAATATTCCCCTTTCAGATTCAAATGCAGGTCTTTACTTGCCATCGCTATGATCCTGTAAACAGTCGTTATAGCCTTCAATATATCCGGTTAATCCGGTATTACTCACTGACCATTCAGCAGAACGGCGCTTGATGGCCTCGTCCATCGTGATTTCACCTTTGCGATGACATCCGGTATCAATGTAACGGTTGACAACTGAAGATAACCGCCCGCGTAGCTGTTGTGTTCCGGCGTAATGACGGGCCGTTTCCGTCAGATCGTTAACCAACTGGCGGTAAATATGCTCTTTTAATTTAGGCTTCATCATCGTCACCACGCTTGTAAATTTTTACAGGCTTAATAGGGATGGCGGGCAATTCGCCTTCATTTAACGCGCTTGCCATACCCAATATTAAGCGTGCTTCAGCACCAGTGACCTTCTTACACCATGCGCCGCCTGTTTTATCTTCGAATAAGATAACGGCAAACTGATCGTTTATTTCCAGCTTATCCATTATTCACCCCGTGTCACTCGTTTGATTTCGCTTTCCGCGCGGGCCTCTTCTTTGAATAGCTCCGCTATGGCGTCTTCATAGAAAACCCGGTATTTCTTCCACCATGTTGATCGGCTTACCGGAAAAACAAGCTGATTAACCGCCTGCCGGACGAGATCTACCGGGAAACGCGAGTACCCACGCCCGCCGCAATGCTGGCACGTTTTGAATACTGGCATTTCCGCCGCTTCGCTGGCTGCTTTATCCGGTACTTCGCCACGGCCCTTACACCGCTGGCAATGGTTTTTAACGTAGCCTTTGCCGCCGCACCGTGCGCAAATTGTTGATGTGTATTTGCAATATGGATTTGGTAAATGCCCGTGACCGCCGCACTTAGGGCAAACTTTTTCGGTCGCTGCACTCTGGCAGTAATCCCGAAACGCGAAAACGGAAACAAGAATAATAAGATCATTGCGTTGTGCCTCGTTTAACTCCATCACGTATTCGTAATCTTTCGCCATAGCCCTTAAACGCTCTGTAAGCAAAACTACGGCCCTGTGTTTTTCGGCTTGTGATAGTTCCATCTTCCCTAAAAAAGCGCTATATCCAAGCTCTACGCGCGATTGCGCCATACCCGCAGCGGTTAGCGCATCCGTCGTATTAAGAGCGTCCGGGGACGTGCCCCGGCTTTCGTCAGATAATCGCGGTGATTTAGGAAAGTGGAATTTTAGAATGGATTCTAAATTCATTATTTGCCCTCATAACGTGCCGCCAGACGTTTACGATCAGAAATGGATTGCACCAGCTTTCTTTCGAACTCTTTCAGCGCAAGTAATTCGCGCATGTGGAAAGCCTGGATTTGTCGGACCGTCTCTAAATCACGCTCGTCGCGCTGAATATCTATTTGCAGATCTTTAACTTCGTTTTTCATTGCTCACCCCACATATTAGTCGCGTATTCGTCAATATCCGGTAGTAGGTCGCCGCGTTCGCGGATCTTAATAAACAAGCGTCCGCCTTTTACCTTCCGGCAGCGGACAATTTTTATTGAGTCAATTTGCCCGTCATCCCTCCAGAATCCGGCATAAGTAAGGCTGTCAAAAAGGCATTTAGGGATATTATCCAGATCTCTGATCCGGTTATCCGGCGGCGCGGCGTAAATGGCAATTGCCAGTCGGCAAGGTAGGTTAATATTTAAATTTAATAGCTCGATGATGTCTCTTACTTGTTCCCTGTATTCCTTCCCCACTTTGCTGATATAGTGAAAACCGCGCGAATGTCGGTAATAGCGATTATTCGATGGCGGGTAAGGCAGGCTAAAAGAATATTCATTCATGCTGCCTTTCTCCTTAAGGCGTCCAATTTAGCCTGATAGATGTTTATTAGCTCCTTACATTCTGCGATCGTCCATTTATGCGTATCATTGTTGTTTTCCAGCGCTACCACCCTGGCGAGGCCAATTTTTCGAATCAGTGCCGGGCGATACCCTCCTATGTTCCCGTCTAATGTCTGGTTGCAGTGCCTGCATTGTTTATGGCAATTATCCTCGTTAAAGCGAAGATGTCCGGCGGCGGCTACCGTCCTGTAATGACCTGCATCCCACCCGCATTGCTCACCGTAGTAAGTCCCGCAAGATATACACGGCAAGCGCGCGTCACGTTCGCGAATATAGGCGTTAAATACATTTTGAACTTGTTTGATCCAATAACTACGCGGATTTAACTGTTTACGCTTCCGGTTGCGTTCTTCCCTCTGGCTATCACGGCGTTTCTTCCGCTCCATAGCCTTCATAGCCTTCTCACGGTCGCGGCATAACTGATCAAACTTCAGTTCTTCCAGACATTCATCGCTGCACCACGTTTGATTGTGATATTTAGGCTCAAAAAAAACGCCGCAGCATTTGCAACGGCGTCTTATGGGTTTTTTAGGGTTTTGCATAAAAACCACCCCGATTATTTTTGATTCTCTGTTTCGTTCAGCCTTTCGGCGTGTCCGGCCCTTAGCCAATGTTCTAAGCATTCGTTGCACTCGTTACAGCCTCCCTTCTTCGTGCTGCATACATTGCACATTGCACGCATGACGCTTTCTCGTTCATAGTCGTCATGCCATTGGTAATTTTCGAAAGACATAATGCTCTCTCCTTTTCAGGTGATTTCTACGCATTTCAGCGCTGCCGGATTTTTAAAGAGCATTTTGTTTGCTTGAAGTATACAAAATGGATACGTCATAACAAGACGAAAAGCGCCATTATGTGATCCACATCACGCAATGACGCCATTTTGTAAACTTTAGTCCGGTAAAACGCGGTTGAGCGTAGTACGATTGATGGCCCGGTCGTTAGCCAGGAATACAGCACGGGCAAAGCCGCGCGGCGTTAGTGAGCGGATCATCTTAGTGCGCTTCGACTTTCCGCCTAACTTCGCGTGCTGCTTACTGTCTTCCCATTCATCTGGCATCGGCACAGGCCGGAATAGCGGCTGCTTAAATCCATTCCCGCACCAAATACAAGTTTTCTTCGTGTAGGCGTCGCGGTCGGCGATGTACTCCGGGAAAGCAGGATGCTTGTCATCTTCCGGTAGGTAGCCACCGTAAGCGCACGGATTGAAGATAAAATCCGGTTTACGCCATAGCGTTGACAGTGCGCCCACCGGATTTTCCACCATCCACGGGACGTTATACATACTCGCCAGCATTTCTACTAACTTTGCGTTGTGCGCTGCTTTTTGCTGGAAGTAAGGATCTTTCTTCCGCTTGTCAGCGAACCAACGAGCGCCTGACACAGCAAGATCATCACACGGAGGAAACCCCAGGATAATGTCAGGATCTGGATATACAGACAATTCAGGGGAGAACATTACCAGGAAATAGCTATCAATCCAGACATTGACATATTCAATATTTGGATGAATTATTTTTACCCCGTCATAATCCCCGTGATTAGCGCCGTCATAGTTGAAGCAATAACACTTATATCCTGCGTCCGCCCAATCTTTAACTGCGTACCCGCTGCCGTCATACAGCGACCAGACAACCCAATTTCTAAGCCCGCTCATTTTCTACCCTCAAACGTGAAGTAGCGTCGCATGATGATAGTAATCACCGTTACCGCTGCCATTTTTGAGATGAATTGCATAGCTGATATTTCCGGCATGAACGCCATAAACGATAGCGTAGGAAAAATTAACGCATCACCAATGGCGGACGCTATATTTGCAGGCCAACGTTTAGAATCAAAGTCACCAGGTAAAACCCGGTAAACGCCGCCAGAAATAAGCGCACCGGAAACAACCGCGACGAATGACGCGATCGCCACCATCCCGGCGTCGTAATTTATCAGCACCGTGATTGCGCCAGCGGCGGCGCATGTTGTAGCCGACCATTTCAGGCCGCCGTCATATAACAGGAGGTCACGGATCATCATATTGACACACACGGCGGCTACCGTGGTGATCGGAATTACCCACGGGCCGCAGTGGTTAACAATAAGGTTGATGATCACAAAAACGGCGACATAAACGCAGGCTAATAACCTGTCAATCGTCACCCTTTCCATTTTTATGATCCTTCGGTGTATACAATAAAGCCTCTTTATTAAACCGCCAGCCGTTACCAAGCTGGAAGCTACCATTCATTATTACTTCACCACTAGCGATTAGGTCGCCTGGTATTGAGGTTTTCTTACAGCGGCAATTTAACGACATATCAAAATCACCCTGTTTTTTCTTTTGCTCTTCCTCCCGCTCCGTTAATATTTGCTCCGCTTTTAGCGCGTTATAAGCAATAAGGTCTATAAGGGTATCGAGCGGGTCGCTACCATTGCTTAAAATAGCCCCTAAACGAGCTTCCTTGAGACAAATTAGTAGATCCCATACATCAAGCGGGGTTAAATTTGCATTCATCTTAGCGTTGAAAATAGCCGCTACTTTTGGCGCTGATTTTTCTTCTTTTCGATCGTATCCGTTTTGTTCCCCTCTTGCCTCAATAGTTTCAGCCGCAAGTCTTAGCAATTCAGCCGCTTTACTCATTTTCTGCACCTCTTGCATATAGCTCTTTACGTGTTATCTGCGTGAAAATACATTCATGTCTGCACCGTGGATGCCAGATCAAAAACAAGCTACCCTTATTATTTCCGCTTGCTGGTTTCCCTGTCGCAGCATTGATAAACGCCAGCCGCCCGCGCGTGATTAATCGGCATTCATTTGCCGTCTCCACGCCATTCATAAACCAGCTAACAGAAATGTCAGCGGGCAATAACATTACGCATCCGATATGGTTTCGGCTGTGGTCAATCGCCGCCTTATCAACGAATGGCCCCGGATTAGAATATGGTGGATTAAGCCAGACATACTCACCAGGCATTGCCACCGCTCCCCACGGATAATGCAACGTGTCCATTTCTTCTGTTATATATCGCGGGATTAATGCGTTTGCCTTGTTTGCCGCCACGTCCGCGACGAATTCGAATTCACGATCCATTCCTCTAAAAACGTGTTTTGGCGTTTGCCATAAGTCCTTTATTTCTTTCGGCGTATGGCTGCCGCCGTAATCATTTTTCATTACGCCCCCTTAGAAATAATCCTGATCTGTTCCCCAGCGGTTATTCAGATACCCCACCAACCACACAAAACGCTCAATACTGATTAGCGGGGCGACCTTGCGATAATGCTTGTCTAATATCAGCCGCGTGGCTTTATCGCTGTAGCCGTTCTTCTCTACCTCCGCTTTGCAGGCCGAAAGCGCGGCGCGGGCGGCAGTCTTTACGGCGTTAAATTGCGGCTCTGACATATTGAATAAAGCCATAGGATCACCATGTGTCATCCCAATCAGGCGCGGCAGTCCAGCAAAAACCAATGAATGCGCTAACAGCCAATAAAGCGCGGGCTGCAAAAAGAATATTCCCAATGTCGTTAAATTCAGGAAGCGACCACGTAATAAACATAGCCCCCAGCATAATAACACCGATAACAGTCAGGGCCGCCAGGAAAACAAAAAGCGTAGCCAAAAGCCACGCCCCCAACCAGTTAAAAAAGCTCTTAAGCATTTTAAACGTCCTCAATTACCCCGCCTTTCACGCGCTCTTTAATATCCCATACGTGAGGCTTGCATATTTCCTGATAATAGCGATCTGGCCTGCTGCCGAAATACCATTTGCCATCCATAAAAAAGTAAACACCAGAATGATTTCCTGGCGCTGCTTTTGTTGCTGATTCCGGTATTTTCCATTCTTTATAGCGTTTATACTTCATACATTTTTACCGCCTGTTTTAGTTCTTTTAATGTGCAAGTCATCAAGCGAAAATGCTGCACACCACCAACAATATTTACAAAGTAAATATCACCGATTGAGTTATAGTAATAACAGCCAAGTTGACCGATCCCAGCTAACTTGGCGTTATCCGGTAGCCTGTAATATGCAACGCATTTCATAAATCACCTCATATGGTATTCAATAAACCACCTGATAAACAGGCATAAGGCAATAAAACCCCAGCAACAGCACATATAAAACAATGTATCGTCCATAATTAAGCCTCAATAACACCGTAATCAAACGTGCCTAAATACCGCTCGATACTTACAACTTCAATACCATCAATGCACCGTTTCCACACAGACACCTGGCTTTCATTTTCTCTGAAGTGCATATTAGAAAGCACTTCATCGGCTGGGTAGCCTTTCCCGGCGACGTAGGCATCGTGACCTCCGCCACCTTCCACGCAATAAAGCATCAATTCGCGTTCCATTTTTGCTTCCTCCGCACCGTAAACCTTTTGATTTCGGCTTACAAAACGGATATGCGATCACAATGCAAAATGTATATTTATATGATCGGAATCACTCGGTTAATGCAGTACACGTTTTCCCTGTTCAGGCATCGGCTGTGCGTTTTTCCGTGCATCATTAAGCACAGCGATAGCCGCCTGTACACCGAAATCATTTGCGCGCATATCATTGCCAACCATTTCGCCGTAAAACAATGGCATGAACGCTTTTACTTCTTCCTCTTCGTGGCCTTCCTCAATGCATTTCTGCAACATCTTAACTTCAAAGATGTTTTTCATCAGGCCGCGCATAGAATGCAGTGAAACACTACCAAGCTGATCCTTGTTCAACGGGAAAATAACAGCACTTCCGAACGCGAGCGGATCAACCTCTTCCGGCACTGGTACGCGTCCAAATTCTTCCTCCATGCGCTTCACAAAAGTAAGAGAGAATACATAACGCGCTACCGATGTTTTTTCTTCCATACTTAAAGACACGTAATCGCGGATTGACGCACCCATCACAATATCAACAACCTGTAGCGCCAGATTCAAATCAGCGTCATACGCGCCAGCTTCCATATCTTTCAATACTTCGTGATAATCTTTAATTTCCACTTCGTGAAAGTTTGCATCATCTGTATAGCGAGTGATCAACATACCTTCATTACCGAGAGAGTAAGCTGTTTTGATGTCGTTCATGATATTTATCCTTTTATAGTGGGTGGTGCCATTTCATTTCTGTTTCTGAATTAAACGGGTTTCCTTCACTTGAAAGGAATAAATCACGCGCCCGTTTTAGCTCTTCCTGGCCTATTTCTATTTCATCAATCTGACCGAACGATCCAGGCATCATCCGTTTTAAATCAGATAGCGGGCGCATAAGGCCGCAACCGCGCAACAACATGTCTAACGCGAACTGTCGCCGCCCTGCTGCATCATTAAAGCGACGCGCCCACGGTACACACACGATCCGGCGTTCGAACTCAATAAATAGTGATAGCTTATTTGTTTCGCTATCATAGGCCTTATGTAATTTAATTTTCATTTAACACCTCAACATATTGTTCAAGATGCCATTTACCCACCTCGTCGTCTTCTTCATCAAATAATGTTACTTGACCCCCTGACCCGAAAGAAAAGGCAGCGACAATAAATTTATAGCCATACCACGTGCGGATCTTTTCGCCGCCTTTCAGGTCTTTAACTTTCACTAATTTTATAGCCATACGCCAAACATCCCATTCAGTCCGGCGAACAATTTCCGCCAGTGGTTTTCAACATAAGCACGGAACGGCTTAACGCGAACATTGTGGGCCTTTAGTTCAATCTCATCAAAGTAGCGCGGTTCTATGATTGTTCCGTCCAGGTATTTAACAACTAGCGGGCGCTCGAGATCGTTATATATCTTATTCAGTACAACCAGGCCAGGGTCATCACGATATTCAGGCAACACAACAAGATCACCAGCCTTTGCATCCCATGTTTTCATCACGGCAACCCTCTAAAAATAAAGCTAACCAACGCAGCAAATGCGCCACAAGAAACAACCACAAACAGGAAGCAAATAATGCAAAACGCGACAGTCACAATATCCTTACCGACTTTCATGATTGGCCTCACATGTTAGTAATGAGTTTAATGATCGCTACCGTGATATAAAGAGATACACTGAGATACAGCACGGCGATAGATAAAGCCGCAAGCAATGCGGCAATTTTTGCAAAGCTCATTTGCCACCCTCCGCAATTAACTTATCAAGCCATTTGTTATTAGCCAGCCGTTCGGCATCTTCGCCGAATGATTTACGGTCGCTTAATTCCTGGCGAGTAGGCTTAGGCCATTTATCGTGCCACCCTGCAGACGTTTCGAACTCATACAGGCCGCCGTCAAAACAAATAAGCTCATCACAACCGTCAGGAATTTCCTTGTCTACTTCTTTTTCTTCAATCATGATAACACCTCATTAATCGTTAATGACCTGGCCCATACGCCCGCGATATTTGCGCATACGTGGATCGACATATTCAGGCCAGTGCATATCCGGTTTTCTTTGCAGCGGATAAAAACTTGCCTGCCAGTTGTCGAACCATATTTGTTTTGCGTACAGGTCACTAAATCTTTTTGCCATCCGTTCCGCTGCCGTGCCGCATAAAAAAAGCCCGCGATCGATTTGATCACGGGCTTCTTTTAATACTTGCTCTTTTGTTCGTGGCGGTGGTGGCGGTTTTAGATAATCAACCATCGCTAACCTATTGGATCAAAACGGGATATCGTCATCAAAGTCCATCGGCGGATTATTCCCGTTATTATTCTGCTGCTGCGGAGGCGCTTTCTGCTGCTGGCCTTGTTGGTTAACGTTCATGAATTCAAATTCGTTAACCGCCACTTCTACCGCCGTTCCCTTCGTGCCGTCGTTCCGGTCATATTGCCGAACATCCAGGCGACCGCTTACCACTATTTTTCCACCCTTGCGGATATGTGGCGCTAATTTTTCCGCACGCTCACCAAATACCAGGCAAGTGACCCACATTGTCCGCTTATTATCGCCGTAGCCATTCGTTACAGCTAACGGAAAACTACCAATCGCTTTCCCGTTTTGTGTGTAGCGAACCTCCATATCATTACCGATATTCCCGCCCAGCGTGATTGAATTTAAACTCATTAACCCATCTCCCCGTTAAGCTCTGCTACCCGGATGTCATAAACATCTTTTGCCTTGATTCGATGTTCCGATCCTTCCGGTAGTAATTTCCAGCATTTGCCAAATATTTCACGCAGCTTGTTAGCGTCCTGCGCTTTCGCTGCTGCATCACAGAAACGTGCTAATACTTCATCAGGATTTGGCGGCGCTTTCTGCTGCTGTGGTTGTTGTTTTGGTGGGTTTTTCTGCTGGCGAGGCTGCTGGCCTGTCTGCTTAGCGTATGCGTCAGTATCAGGATCTCGCGCATCATCAATGCAGAATAAACCGTTCAAAGCATATTTTCGCGCGTAACTTGATGTCGCACCTGTTAGCTGGCTTGCGTCCATTCCCTTCTTGCTTTCTTCTTCCCTGGCGTAAGCCGTTACCGCTATTTCGTCTTCACCGTCGCTTAGCGTCGCCGTAGCTTTCACATAATAGCGATTGCCGATCAGGACAATTTCATCGCTTACAGTCAGCGTAATACTTTGAAGCAGTGGTTTAACCGCCTCTAAAATATCCTCCGCCGACCTGTAATTATATCCACCAAAATTATTACGCTGATTTTTCGGCGCGTTCAGCGTTTGCTGAATCGTCCATAGCTTTTTATGTAACTCTGTTTTCACCATTTAATCTCCCGTGCTGTTAACACTATGTATAAGGCTTTATTCGCGGCGCTCCACATTTCGGCATCGTGAAGCATTTCCGCTACTGCCAGTTTGAATTGAAGCGCCTGAATAACCATAATGTCACCTCCGGATGTTTACATTTTGTATTAATGGTAGCGGACTTTATCCAGGGGTTTTTCCCCTAAATGGCGTGGTTGCGTTGCGTGGTAGTAGCTGCCGCTTTCATTTTCCGTATACCATTTTACTGATCCTTTGCGACGTTCTTTAATGCTATTTGGTTTGCATCTTTCCTCGTTTGCAAATCGAATAGCTTTATCCACATTGTCTGTTTTATTGATTGCAGGTGATGATTTTCTTTCGTTTTCTCTTTTTATCCTTCTGCGTTCCCTGGCATTCATTTTGCTATCACATTTACCATATATAATTGTAACGCTCATAATCTGATCTCCGTATATCCTTGATGATACTTAATAAAAAAATCATCTTCGTTAATTGCCGCACTTCCAGCGGCTGACCAGATTGTTAATGAGCGGCTTAACATCTTTCAACTAATCCCGCAATCATCGCCGTTCCCGGCGTGACCTTGCTCACTCCAAGCAAGCTGACTCGTCGCCTTGCGTGCGGTTTCGTGGGGGATGTAACGCTTTAAACACCCCATGCGCCTTGTTATCAGTGCCGCTTTCGGTCCCCCATCGGGGAGTTACTCCACGGTTGACAAGGTGTTAAGCCTGATTTTTAAAGTGCCAGGAAGTTGCTTTTGTTACCTGCGCCCTTCCTTTGACTCGCAATATACGCCCCGTAAAACATCGAGTCAATCCATTTTGTATACTTTTTTAAAATATTTTATATGCCATTGATATTTAAATAATAAATAACGTTTTCTGTTTACGTTTTGGTGTTTTTCAGGCAAAGAAAAGCCGCCATTCGGCGGCTAATGTTTATGGCAGGTTTACGATCTTCGCATCAACCACCACGCCTATAATTTTTGATTCTGGATTCATAGGGATTGGCGGATACAGCGGATTGAGCGAACGTAAAAGCCTTTGACCTCCATCAATAATCAACTGTTTAAACGTCGGTATCTGCCCTTCCTCAAGCTGGGCTATAACCAGTTTGCCGTCAATAGCTGGCGCGTGCGGGTCCACAAGTATCATCGTCCCCGCCGGGATGCTCAACCCCTGCGGCGCGTTCATTGATTCACCTTTGGCAACCAGCCAGTAACTGTCATCTGAACAAATAACGCTAGTCGTAACGTGTCGTAATGCTGAACGCCTTGCGTCATCCATATTGTTTACTGTGTCCTTCCAGTCAATAACCGGGTAACTACCTAAATCACGCGGCGGCACGGCCTGAAGTGTATTAGAAACAGAATCATCAATGACCATGCCATCATGTGTAACAGTAAACTGCCGACGACCAAGCTCGCGCATAATCCGCGCAATATCTTCAAGATTTGGCTCTCGGCGACCGTTCAGCCAGTGTGACAGGCCGCCTTTAGTTATCCCCATACGATCCGCGAGTGAATCCTGGCTCATGCCCTGCGCCCGCATGAGCTGCTTTGCTAAGTCATACCATTTTGTTTTCATGTCGCTACCCTATAACCTCAAAAAGTTTGATGCAAGTCACAAAACGTGTATTTTAAGCCTTGATCTTAAAATTCCATTTTGTAAACTTGCAGACAAGGTAAGGCCATACTTGCAAAGACGCAAGGAAAAAGATAACTGAAGGCACAAAAAGGCACTTACCTTATGCTCTTTAAAAATCCGGTGTCGCTGCGAAGCGAAAAACAAATATCACGCAACGGCGGGATCTGTTGAGCGGTCAGTCACTGCTATCTAATGCTAATGGGATGCCCGCCCGCGCGTTCACTCTAACCATAGGAGAAAATGCGATGAGTATGAACATGATTAGTAAAGCATGGAACGTAAAACTTAATAGCCCGATTCAAAAACTTGTCTTAATGGCTCTGGCTGAAAAGGCAGATAACAAAGGACGGGTACATGATGCATCACGCAAAGAAGTAGCCGCAATGTGTGAACTTCCTGTTCATACGGTACATGATGCCTTCGCCGCGTTAATGGATAAAGGATTTGTTTGTCGTCTTGATGCATTCAGTGATGTCTATGTAGTGATGTTGCCGGAGGGATGATCTATGAAGTGGTTTAAGCATGACAGCGATGCGAACCGCGATGAAAAACTTCAAAACGTTTTGTTAGATTATGGCCTGGAAGGGTACGGGCTTTATTGGTATTGCCTCGAACTAATAACTTATGACGTAGATCAGCACAATCTGAATTTTGACCTACGACATGACGCGAGAATCATTGCGCGAAACGTCGGATCTACTGAAAAACGTATAGAAGAAATGATGAAATACTTCATCGAAATTGGTTTGTTCGAATGTTCTCAAGGCCACATAACTTGCCTAAAGTTATTAAAAAGGCTGGACCAATCAATGACTTCTAAGAGCGCTTATAGGGCTGCTATAAACACAGCGAAGGAGCAATTAAAATTAGAGAAGTTAATCAATCCAACACCAAAAGGTCATGATAGGGTCATGACCGGGTCAGGAAAGGGTCATGAATTAGAAGTAGAAGAAGAAAGAGAAAAAGATATATACACTTCGTGTATTAGCGAAAATGGACAAAAAACGGTCAATCAGGATGGCGTAAACGAAGCGGCATTGCGTTGCTTGGCCTTCTACAACGACAAAGCTGGATGCAAGTGTCGTGATGCTAAGCCATTTATCGAACTACTGACAGAAACAAAAACACGTAAGGCATACACGGAGGATGAGATCACATTAGTAATCGAATGGGCTTTGACGCAATGGCGCAGCCGTGGTGGAACACCTAAGCCTATCAACATTTGCCGGGTAACTAAATTCGATGGGTATCTGGCTGACGCTGAGCAATGGCGCAAGCTATCAGCTACTGTAAACGCTGCCGACGTGGTGGAAGCATTTAACAGCACGTTTGACGGCCTGTTACCACCTGCCGAACTGGATCGGGATCTTGAACGCAAGATCTATGCGTTCACTGACTACCTGAAAGACAAAAGCATTAACGGCTTTGTCGCCTACTTCGAAACGTTCAAAAACACGGCTTCAGATTTTTACTTCGGCAATGGCTTCACTGCGACACTTGATTTCCTGCTTAAACCAAAAACGCTACGTGATACGCGCGCTGGCGCTCTTTGACCAACCACGATCCGCAAAAATCCAAAATTACCCACAAAACAACCTCACCAGCGAGCTAAATCGCATGTGGTGCTACACTTGCTTGCCTTTTTGCGATTAGCTCGTTAGAGAGCGTTACAGAGAGGATTTTAAAATGGATAGTAAACACGTTTTCGCCGTGGCTTTTGCCATCGCTGCGGCAATCGCTGTAAACGTCGTTTTGTTCGGCGGTTTGTTCCTTCGCGTCAATCCATAACATACCTACCAGTCTGTAAATCAAAAATTAGCCACATGATAGCGCCTCTGACGCAATAAGACACTGCAACCTGTGCAAATGGGTTACGCGGTGGGTTTTTGCATTGTAGCGCGTCTGAGGCGTTTTAAGGAGTTGGAACGATGCGCAAGTTAACACACGAAGAACAAATTGCGGCTATTGCGAAAATTAATCCTGATGTTGAAGTGCTGGGAGAAATTACCGGAAATCATAAAAAAGTGTTATGCCGTTGCAAGGTTTGTGATCATGAGTGGTCGGCTACACCTTGCAACCTAAAACACGGGCGCGGTTGCCCGAAATGCGCTGGGAAGATGAAGTTATCGCACGAAGAACATATTGCCGCTATCGCGAAAGTTAATCCTGATATTGAAGTGTTGGGTGAAATTATTAATGACAAAACAAAAGTATTATGCCGCTGCAATATCTGTAGTCATGAGTGGTCGGCTACACCTTGCAACCTAAAACACGGGCGCGGTTGCCCGAAATGCGGAATATTAAAAGGCGCACAAGGAAGGACATTAACACACGAAGAACACATCACAGATATAGCCAAAGTTAACACTTATGTTGAAGTATTGGGAAAAATTAAGAACCATAGAGATAAAGTCCCGTGCCGCTGCAAGATCTGTAGTCATGAGTGGTCTGCCAGGCCTTGCAACCTTAAAAGCGGGTACGGCTGTCCAAAATGCGCGAAATACGGTTTCCTTCGTCATGAGTATGGCAAACTTTACATCATGGTTGATGATCTGGAAGTGCCTACACAAATGAAAATTGGGGTAAGTGTTCAGGAAAATAAACGAAGAAACGAGATATTAAAAAGCGCACATAAAGCAGGCGTTAGAATTCCTAATTTGCATATCGTGAAAACGTTAGAAGGGCCAACCGAAAATATACATGAACTAGAAAACACGATGCATAAGGCTTTTAGCAATTATAAAATTAACTTTCCTGTAAAATTTGATGGTAGCAATGAGTTTTTTTATTACAGGCCGGAAGTATTCGACATGGTAGAAGAAGCATTTAAAGAGATTGTTTGCTGCCAATGAATATACAAAATGTAAAACCGGAGGATATAACATTATGTGTCAAAGAAAGATTAGTGATGAACAGCTAATCACTGAACATAACAACGGTCTAACGTATAAACAGATCGCCGAAAAATACGGAATGGCAAAACGCAACGTCGAACGCCTGGGCGCACGGTTGGCGAAACGCGGTTTAATATCCACGCGTCGCGCGCCGGGTTTTGGCGTCAATGGTGAGTCATTGCTCGTCGATAAGGATGGCAATGTGATTATGCGCTGGATTAAAACAGCCCGTGATCGCGATGAAATGGAAAGGCTAATGCAATCTGCTTGTGACGCCTTCACGGAAGAAATACCCCGCGCGGAGGCCGTGCCAGTGCCGGAAATTGATTTCCAAAAAAGCCTGGCCCTTTATCCGGTATTTGATCTGCATATCGGGGCGCTTGCTCATAAAGCTGAATGCGGCGAGAGCTACGACACCGGGATCGCTGAGCGCGTGCTAAATGATTTCTTCGACTACGCGGTAGGCGCTGCACCGATGTCTGAAAAAGCTGTTTTGCTGTTAGGAGGGGATGTGCTCCACACTGACGGACTGTTACCAGTGACGCCATCAAGTAATCACGTTTTGGATTGTGATTCACGCTACGCAAAACTTGTTTACGTGGCGATCCGGTCGGTCCGGCGTGCTGTAGGTAAGATGTTGTTGAATCATAAGGATGTAGAAATTCAGGTGTTATCAGGTAATCACGACCAGTCAGGAATGATCTGGCTACGTGCGGCGCTGGCGGCTTTTTACGAAGATGAACCGCGCGTTACTGTTGATGTGTCACCTGCCATCGTCCACCACACACAGTACGGCAAAACATTCCTTGCATATCATCACGGTCATACTATCAAAAAACCTGAAAATTTGTTGTCTGCCTGCGTCTCTGACTGGCGAGAAGACTTTGGCAAGTCTGCGGCGGTTTACGCTCATTGCGGGCACTGGCATCATCAACGGCTAATTGAATCATCGTTAGGCGTTGTTGAGTATCACGGCACGTTAGCGGGTAAAGACGCTTACTCAACTAATGGCGGCTGGCGGTCACGTCGTATGGCAGCGGTGATTATTTACAGCCAGGATTATGGTGAGATCGGGCGCTTTGTTTATTACCCTGAATATTCCATTTTGTAAACCGGAGGTAATGACATAATGGTAACTGAGCAGATAAACTCACTACTGCAGGAACGTGAAGCGTCAGTTATCGGCGGGCTGCTATTAGGCGGCCTCACTCCTAACGCGCAAGATGTTCTCGCTACGCTAGATCCTGAAGTGTTCACTATTCCGCTGTATAAGCGGGCGTTTGAAATTATCCGGGCGCAAGCCAGAAACAGGAATCTTATCGACGCGTTATTGGTTGGTGATGAGATTGGTAATGAAAACTTTGTACCGCTAATGCAAACGGCGCGATCGTGCCCTTCTGCTGCCAACCTGAAGGGATATGCACAGCTACTACGTGAAGAGCACCAGCGGCGGCAGATGTTGGAACTCATCGACGATATGCGCTACAAACTGGAAACTGGGACACTTGAGGTCGTCAAAGAGACGATGAAAGATTTTGATTCCCGGTATTCAAAATTAAAGGTAACAAAAGATCAGATTATCCCGGTGCTGTTGCGCGATGCTGTCCAGGAATACACGGAAGTGCTAAGTAAACGCATGGAGTGTGGCGTGAACTCTGACAACATCAAAACAGGGATTGACCCACTCGACGAAATGTTAGGCGGCATTAACGCTACTGATCTGGTGCTTATCGCCGGACGCCCAGGGTCTGGTAAATCGGCGTTGGCGTTGGCAATTGCCCGCGCGGCTGCTGAACGCCAATACCCTGGCGGAGAAGGTCAGCGGGTCGGCGTTTTGTTGTTCACGCTTGAAATGTCGCTCGATCAGATGACTGAACGCGCTATCGCTGGCGCAGGGAACTTGTCAACGGATTGCTTACGTAATCCGGTAAAACTGGATGACGAAGGATGGGCGCACGTTGCCCAGGGAATGAGCGCACTTGCTGATCTCGATGTGTGGATTGTTGATGCATCACAGTTAACTGTCGAGGAAATACGCGCCACAACTGAACGAATGAAGCAGGATTATCCCAACCTGGGTATGGTAATGATTGACTACATCGGGTTAATGAAGCTGGCTAAGGCAGAACGTCACGATCTCGCTGTAGGGCAATTGTCATGGTCGTTGAAGATGATGGCGAAAGAATTGCGCGTACCAGTGTTGGCACTGGCGCAATTATCCCGCCGCGTTGAGGAACGACCGAACAAGCGCCCGAACAATTCTGATCTGCGTGATTCCGGTAATCTTGAACAGGACGCAGACCGGATCATCATGGTCTACCGCGACGGGTACTATGATGAACAGTCTGTTGCCCGCGAATATATGGAGATCATTGTTTCGAAAAACCGTCACGGGAAAACGGGGACTGTTTACCAGCGGTTTGACGACAACGGCAACATCTTACCATGCGACCAGGCCCGCGCGGCGTCAGCTTGCATCCAGTCAATGCAACAACGTCCGTCTGCAAGCCGATTCTCACCACGAAACAACCAGAATAACGCATCTTTTTAATTAACTTGAGAAACGGCTTACCGGAAAGTTTACCGCTTTCTGGTGGCTGTTTTCGCGCTTAAATCGAGGCTAGAAACAATGAAAACCATTTATAAAACACAAATAGCGAAATTTTTACAGGATGCCACTGTTGCTGGTGAAGCAACAATTATTAAATCTATTCCAGGTCCTGAAATCGAGATCGTTAATAGTTTGCGTGATATGGTTTCTGACGGCGCTATTATTCCTGTGGAAATGGGAGGGCCGCGATTATCATATTGCTTGAAGTCAGTGCGCGAAATGGCAATAAAAAAAATCATGCCTTTATTTCTGAATAGTAGCGATTATTTTTCTGCTGAGGATGTTAAAAAAGAATTAAAACTCGAAATAAAACAGAGGAAAATTTGTCGGGTTTTAAAGATGTTAGGCAGTGAAAATTTATTAACAGTTAATAAATTTGATGGGAAATACTTTTTTAGATCAGCTCGCTTCTATGGTTGTTCGAGTCCTATCGTATTTGAATTTAACAACCGCCTGAATGAATACCGGAAAAATAACGGCCTGCTGCCGGATAAACCAGTATTTGAGATCGAAAAACTTAACGGTGAAACGGGGTTGGAATTATGAGACGGGTAATCTTTTATTCAGTTGAAACGTTTATTGACGATACGCGCGTTTATTATCCGTGGGAAGTATACGACGCAAAGGTGTATACACCGCCACTGATGCGGAAATATAAACACGTAAAATTTAACCGGGTTTTTGTACCAATGCGTGATGCACTGCAGGCGCTGCGCGGTGAATTACGAAACACAATGCGTATTGTGTGAGGTGGCGTTATGGATAAGGAATTAGATTTAACAGTTGAAGACCTGAGCACGATTGCGGAATACATGCGCGACGATGATCCTGATCGTCCTGTCGTCGTTGATATGAAAAAACTAAAAAACGACCATATGGCTAGTTCAAGGCTCATTTCTTTATGGGCGATCATGTATGCGCGGGCGCAATGGAAAAATAGCAACGGTGTATTATGAGGCAAATTAGATTTGAGATAGTCAACGACGCCGTGAAAGAAAATGCTATCAGGCAGATAAGGGAAATACAGCCTGATAGCAAAAGCCCGCTGATAATCACCATCCAGGAGAAAACCCGCTCGCTAAGCCAAAATAGCCTTCTATGGGCGTTGCTAACCGACATTAGTGATCAGGTTAATTGGTACGGTAAGAGGCTGTCGCCGGAAGACTGGAAGGCGGTATTCACTGCCGGGCTTAAGAAATATGGCGTTGTCCCTAACCTGGACAAATCAGGCTTTGTTGTGCTGGGAACATCAACCAGCCGGATGAGTAAAGCGGAATTTAGCGAATTAATCGAACTGATCTACTCGTTCGGTGCTGAACATAATGTTCAATGGTCAGGTGATACGAAATTAAACGAGGAATTTATAAAACGCTGGGGGCAATAATGGC